GCTGGCCAGTGCATGCGTAGCGGGCAAGGTGACGATGCCGATCAAGATCAGCGCGGCGTCGAAGACAAAGACTTCAACGGCGTCGCGGCGGGTGGTGTGTGCGGGCTTCAAGGAAACCTCCAGTCTGCAAATGGCCCTGCATGCAAGGCCATTCACGCACGGGTTGGCGGCTTAAATGCCGGTGTTGGTGTCGGTGCTGGTGTCGGTGTTGGTTGCGCCTGTATCGGCTGCGTCAGCGCCTGTATCACCAGCGCCCGCGTCTGTATCGCCTGCGCCTGCGCCTGCGCCTGCGTCTGCAGCAGGCTTGGCAGCGCTGCGGCCTTTGCTGGTCCAGCCTTCTTTGGTGGACACGTCGATCAGGTCTTGGTCTTCGGTTTCGATGGTCTGGCCTGCCTCGTAGGCCACGACGGTCACGCCTTTGTGTGCCCAGCTGAAGGGCTTTTTCACGGTCAATTTCATGGGGGGCTTCGGGTATAAAAAAGGCCCCATCAGGTGGGGCCTTTTTCAGGGTTTCAGGGGTTGATCAGGATGCTGCGACCTTGAGCAACTTGATGGCTTGCGTGTTGCGCAAGATGCCGCCCACGCGCTTGCGCACGTAGAACTTGACGAAGCCAGGCGTGGTGATCTCGTCGCGTGTCATGCGGGTGCCCACGCGGTCGCAGATCAGGTAGCCTTCTTTGAAGTCACCAAACGCCAGCGGGAAGCTGTTGGCAGCCACGGCGGGCATGTCTTCGGCTTCGGTGATGCCGTAACCCAAGAAGGTGGCGGGCTGGCCAGCCGTCAAAGCAGGTTGCCACAGGTACTGGCCGGTGGAGTCCTTGTACTTGCGCATGGCGGCCAACACGGCTTTGCTGGTGACCCACCGGGCGTTGGTGCGGTAGCGGGCGCGGATGCCGTACACCAAGTCATAGAACACATCGGCGCTGGTGGGCATGGCGGCTGCTTGGCCTGAGGCGATGTATTGCAGTGTGCCGAATGCGCGGGCAGCGTCAGCCGTGGCCACAGGTGTGGGGCCCGCCAAGAAGCCGGTGGGCTTTTTGGTGCCGTTACCCGCCACAAACGCTGCGCCTTCGCCTTGGGCGATGGCTTCGGCGGCGGATTCAATCAGCCACTGCTCGACGTTGAAGAACAGGTCGTCCAACGACTCTTCAGACGCTTGGGGCTTGGCGCTGGCCATGCCAAAGGTGGGGATGACTTCGCGCAGGTCGGGCGTGCTGGTCTGGTTGCGGGCGTCGGTCTCGCCCAGCCACTCGAAGGTCGCGCCGTTCACATCGAACAACTCTTTGTAGTCCGGTGTGGAGACGGTGCGCACGGTGGCGATCTGGCGGATGGGCGACATGTCCACGCTCAGGCGGGCGATCTGGCGCTCGATGAACTCGGGCAAGGCAAAGCCGCCGGCAGACGTGTTGTTGGTGACGGTCTGGGTGGCGCGGCGCTCGCGGTCGGTTTGCTTGGCTTCCAGTGCCTTGTTGGCCTGGTGGCAGCGCATTTGGCGGTCGGTGTCTTTGGGGTTGCGCACCCAGTCCACGAAGGCTTCGCGGTATTCCACGGCTTCGGCGCTTTCGCCTTTTTCGCCGCCGTTGCCCATGGCGCCAGGGCGGGCCAGCTTGAGCTCGACTTTTTCCAAGCGGCTCTTGGCTTCGGTGATGCTGGTGATGTGCTCATCCATTTTGGCGAGCTTGGCGTCCAGCGCTTCGGTGCTGGCACCGGATTTCAGGGCTTCGATGCGCTGGTCGTTGGTCTTTTTGTACTCATCGAACGCGGTGGCGATCTTGTCCAGGGCTTCGGCCACGGACTTGATGGAGGGCTCATCGCGCTGCTCGTAAGCGGCGCCGGCAAAGCTGGTGGCTTTGGCAGTGAAGGCTGCAAAGTGCAGGGCCATGGTGGCCAGGAGGGATTTCGATTTCATGATCAGGGTTCCTTGGTGTTTCAGGGTTTGGACAGGTTTTCCAGCAGCCGTTGGGCTGCTTTGAGGGCTTTGGCGGTCGAGTCGGCAGAATCGCTCCGCTCCTCTCCCATCCGCATGACGCGACTGACAAATGCAGTCGCATCGGCTTTGCTGAAGCCTGCATCGCGCAGGATTCGCTCGGCATCTTTGGGGGCCGACAGTTCATCAGCCGATTTGACGTTTGTGACGCGGCTTTTGCCGTTGGCCGGGAAGGTGACCAGGGACACTTCCCACAGGTCCACGGCGTTCAGCGTGCGAATTTCGGTGTCTCGGTCGTAGGCCCATTCTTTGCTGACAAAGCCGATGCTCAGGCCGTTGATCGCGCCCATCTTGAGCAGGGCGTGGGCTTCTTTGCCTTGGGTCACTTCCAGGGCCAGCTGGCCTTTGATGCGCAGGCCTTTGGCGTCTTCGACCATTTCGGTCCACACGCCAATCGGGGCGCTGGCCCCGTGCTGCCAGAGCATGGCGGGCATGGTGCCTGCAGCTTTGTGGTCGGCCAGTGATTTGGCAAAGGCCCCGGCGGCGACCACATCGTCGTAGCTGTCGGGCACACCAAACACGGAGCCATAACCCTCGATCACGCCTTCGTCGCTGACGGCTTTGACTTGCAGCGCAAAGCTGCGCACTTCGCGGGCCCCGGCGCTTTTGCGCTCGGGTGCGCCGGGCAGGCTTGCACGGCCAGGTGGCTGGCGTTTACGGTGTTGCGGCAGGGTCTTCATTGGTGGCTCCGGTTTGGCCGTTGGTCATGTTCATGGGGGTCAGTGGCGTGTCCAGCCCTGGCAGTGGGTCTTTGCCCTCTTCGTCTCGAATCTCGTTGCGGGTGTAGATGCCCATTTCGGCCATGGTGCGTGCCCACTGGGCGCGGTCTTTCATGGAGCCGTTGCGCATGTAGCGCGTGTCAAATTCGGCAAACAGGGGGCCTGCACCGTCGAGCAGCATTTCGTCGATGCGCTGGGTCCAGGCGCGGTGCCATGGCGCCAGGGTGTGGATCAGGTGGGCGGCAAAGAAGGCTTCAGAGCTGGCGAAGGTGGCGGCCTTGTCGCTGTGGCCAATCATGATCGGGAAGACCCCAAAGCCCCGGCAGATTTCCTCAATCTGCAGGCGGCGGGTCTCAACATGCTGCGCGTCCACCCCGGTCATGCCAGCGGCGATCCACTTGGCGTTGCGGTCCAACAGCAGCGGGTCACCCGCACGGGCTGCGCCGGTTTTCTTCTTGATCCAGTTGTTCAGGCGTTCGTATTGTTCCGGGTTGAGCGAGCCGTCGACCGAATACACGCCGCTGGGTCGCAGCGCGTTTTTGTGCATCGAGCTTTGGCTTTTTTCGGTGGCCATGGCCAGGCCAATGGCGGTGCGGGCCAGCTGCACGGCGCTCAGGCTCTTGGCCCATTCCCACTGCATGCCGTGGATCACGAAAACATCGTCAGGGCCAAACTCGCCAATCTGGCCAAACTGGTCATAGCAGCGGTAAACCAGTTCGTAGCGCGAATTGTGGTGCACCTGCCAGCTGTCGGGTGGTACCGGAATCAGCTCGCGCACCCGGCCGTTGTTGCCGCGCACCTTGATGCTCAGACCGGTGCCAGACAGGCAGGCGTGCAGCGTCATCATGCGGCGCCATTCAAATGCGGTTTGCCATTCGTTGGCGCGGCGGCACAGCAGCCGGTATTCGGGGATGTTGGTGGCGCGTTCGCGGGTGCCGTCTTCTTTTTCGCGGTAGACGTGCAGCTGTGGGGTGGCGCACCCTTCGGCGATCACCTTCACGCAGGCCAGCACGGTCGAGACCTGCAAGGCGGTTTTGTTGGTGACGTGCTGGCCGTCAATCAGGCCAGCAAAGTCGTCCATGTCGCCGTCGATTTTCCCGGCGATCTGGTCGTAAGTCAGCTGAGCCGCCTTGCGCCCCATGAGTCGGTCGATGAAGTTCACTCGGCTGTTTCCCAGAATGAGGTTTCTTGGCCATCAGGGCCAAGGGCTCGACCCAGCGCCATGAGCATGGCAATTGGGCCGTCGATTTTGTTTTCGGGGCGTTCTTTGGTGGGCGACATCAGCTCGTTGAACTTGCTGACTTTCACCACCAGGTTGCTCACCATCCAGCTCATGACGGGGTTGCCGTCGTGCACCAGTTTTTTCTCGAGCACCAGGTTTTCCACCTGGATCAGCGCGGGCGTGAAGAACATGGCCCGCTGCGTGATTTCCACCAGCGGCAGGCCTTCTTCGATCAGCTTGCCGGCAAAGTACATCGACAGCGCTGGGTCAAAGGCGATCTCTTGCACGTCAAACGTGCTGCACAGGCTGCGCAGGTCTTCGGCCACCACGTCAAAGTCGGTCAGGTCGCCATCAGTCACCTGCACGTAGTCTTGACGGGCCCAGCCGGTCAGGTGGGCGTTGCCGCTTTCTTGAATGGCCAGCTCGTTGAGGTACAGCTTGGTGCACACGTGCCACTTGCGAACCGGCTCATAAACACCGTCGGGTCCAGCTTCCAAAACGTCATGCTCAAAGACCAGCGACAGCGCCGCAAAGTCTTTCTTTTGCGCCAAGTCCAGCCCGATGTAGGCCCTGGCCCCGGCATAGTTGGGCAGGTCGCGCAAGCGCACATCGGCGCAGCGCTCCCACGCCCGCATGTCCATCCAGGCGCTCTCGCCGGACACCCACACGTTCAGGCGCTTGGTCAAAAAGTTGTTCAGGGCCGACGGCATGGCCTCGGCCTTGCGACTGGCGCTTGCCATGTCGTCCATCAGCACCGACTTGCCCCAGTTGGGGTTGGCCTTGGCCCAGGTGGCCGGGTCGTGCGGGTCGTCGTTGTCGTCCAGTGTGTACACGATGCCAAACATGGTCGGGTCATCGATCACGCCGTCCAGAATCTTGGTCACGTGCGTGCGGCGCTCGTAGCAAATGCCGCTGCGGTCGGTGCCTGCGGTGGTGATGTTCCACAGCAGCGACTGCTCACGCGCACCGCGGGCGGTGTCGATCACGTCGTAGACGGCGCGGGTTTTGTGCGCGTGCAGCTCATCGATGACCGCAAAGTGCACGTTCAGGCCGTCCAGCGTGCTGCCTTCAGCCGACAGGGGCAGAAACTTGCTGGCCCGGTGCGCCACCGTGATGCTGTGCTGCATGATGGCCACGCCCAGGTAGGTGCGCAGGTCAGGCGTGCGCTCAGCCATGGCGCGGGCATCGTCAAACACGATGCGGGCTTGGTCCTTGGTGGTGGCCGCGCTGTAAACCTCGGCCCCGTGCTCGCCGTCAGCCGACAACATGAACAGCGCCAGGCCGCTTGACAGCGTGGACTTGGCGTTCTTGCGGGGCACTTCCACGTAGCCTTCACGGTATCGGCGCAGCCCTGTTTCGTGGTGCACCCAGCCAAAAACGGCGGTCATGATGAAGCACTGCCACGGCTCCAACTCGATCAGGCGGCGTTCCCTTGCCCATTTGCCTTTGATGTGGGGCAGCAGCTCGATGAACTCACACGGCCGCGAGGCCAGATCATCATCAAAAACCCATGGCCAGTCGTCCGACCGTTCGCGTGCCAGGTCGTCCAGCTGCCTTTGGCAAGCCAGCCGCGTCCACTTGCACGCCACAATCTCGCCCGCCACCACGCCCTGGGCATATCCCAGCGCGGCCTCGGTGAACTTGGTCATGTGAAAAGGGCTTGCGTGTCTTGTTGGCGGGGCTTTTCAGGCTCAAATAATTGGCCTTGCGCCACGGCTTGCTCGATGCGTTGGCAAGCGATGTCAAAGTATTTGGGCTCGCGCTCGATGCCGATGAACTTGCGGCCAAGCTGGATGGCGGCGACGCCTGTGGTGCCGGAGCCCATGAAGGGGTCGAGCGCGGTGCCGTTTTCACGGACTGACAGCCGGACGATGTAAGACATTAGGCCGACTGGTTTTTCTGTTGGGTGGCCGTGGTTGAATTTGGGCGCTGAAAATCTCCAAACATCAGAGAATTGGTCACCAGATCGGCAATCAAAAAAGCGGCGAAGTTCTTCGTATTCGCGGCGAAGTTCTTCGTATTCGCGGCGAAGTTCTTCGTATTCGCGGCGAAGATATTCGTATTCGCGGCGAAGATATTCGTGTTCGCGGCGAAGATATTCGCCCCCATTTGCATTTGCATTTGCGTAAGCTCGAAGCTGCTCGTATTTGGCTTGCGTTGGCAGCGTCCATTGAACTCGCGTGAACCAGTGGCCCGACATTTGGCTGCCTGTTGCTTTGTCGGCGTCCTTGTTTGTCAAGCCTGCGCGCTGCCATTCGTCAGCCAAGTAAGCCCGCAGTGGCTCAAACACAAACCCGCGCAGCTCGTCACACTTGGCCGTATAGCCCTTTTCCCCCAGCGCCATGTTGTCAGCCCCGTAGTGCTCAGCCATCAAAATGCGCTCAGTCAAGGGCATTGGGGCGCGTAAGGATTCCTTTCTGCACTTCTGTCCCTGCGGTGTTGGCTTTGTCCAGACAATATGAGAAAGCACATTCAGGCGCTGCGCAATTCGGTCTTCAATTCGGCCAGCAAGCGAAGGCCAGGCAAACCACCACAGCGTTGCGTTGGGCTTCATGGTCGGCACGATCACATCAATCCAGCGCTCAGCGTCTGGCAGCATCCCGCGCCGGTTTGTCCATTCATGGTCAAAGTCGCCTTTTACCTTGCCATAAGGCGGATCAGTAATCACCGCATCTACCTTTGGCAGCGTGGGCAAGATGTCCATGCAGTCGCCCAGGTACAGGGTGGCGTTGCCGATTTGAACGGGGGTCATCGAACGACAGAAAACTTCTGAAAGCCGCTGGCTTGTTGCGGCGTTTCAAAGCCGGGCAGCGACATGGTGGGGTCCACATAATTCGAGGCCTGCACCCGCGCACGCGCTGCAGGGCTCAGGCCAAAGTGCATCAGGTAGCGGTTGACCTGCTCGCGGTGGTTTTTGATCAGCTGGGTCATCACGCTTTGCTGCACGTAGCCGCTTGGCGTCTCGCTTTGGCTGGCCTTGGCAACCGCGTCGACATAGCTGGCCCCGCCCTCTTCCAGGCGCGACACTTGGCCGTTGAAAGCCATCTCCAACTCGGTCAACCGGCCCACCGCCTGGCAGTACAAACCCAGCGCCGTGCGGTCGAGCCCGCTGATCAGCCCCAGCTCATCCAGGATCGGCGTGATCCGCTTCCACTCCTTGCGCGCTTCCTTGCTCAGGTGGCGCGGCGCGTCCGGAATCTCGACCCGAGGGTTGACCCCAGCCGACAAATCAAGCGCACGTTTCCCCGCATTCCCCTCAAGCAGCTTCAGCGCTGCAGGTTTCGGCGGCGGTCCTCGGAGTCCCATGGTCTTTCAGTTGGTTGGTTGTTTTCAGGCCTTGCCGGGGAGTACCCCCCCCTCCAAAACCCGCGCACGTAAAAATTTGGGGAACCGGTCGGTTTCCGGGGGTGGGGGCCAGAGATTTGACCTCCCCCTCCCCTGCCTGGTCAGAACCGTGACCGGCGCAGGCCGCGCAGGCGTTCGGCCTCGCTTTTGGCCTCATGGCACGAGTGGCACAGGCCTTGTTCGTTCGATTGATCGTCGGCACCACCTTCGGCCAGCGGTTTGATGTGGTCGCGCTGGGTGGCCAGGGTGACGCGGCCAGCTGCTTCGCACATGGCGCACAGCGGCGCACGGGCGAACAGCTCAGCGCGCATGCGTTGCAGCTTGCGACCAGTCGTGCGTTTGGTGGTGGTTGTCTTGGTGGCCCATGCTGGCTTGGGGTGCTTGGCGCACCGGCCAGATCCGTCTCGCACCAGCACACCGCAGCCGGGATGACCGCAGGGTTTGGGGGCAGAGAGCATGGGCAGAAATAGAAAAGCCCCGACACGGGGCAGT